GCCCACCTCCGAGCCGATCACCAACAAGCCCAACAACCGCCCGGACGGGGAGGAAAAGACGGGCAGGGCGACTGATAATTACAGGAGGACGTTCTGGAACGCCATGCGCCGGAAGAATTTCTTCGATGTGGAGAACGCCCTGCAGGTGGGGACGGATTCTGAGGGCGGCTACCTTGTGCCGGACGAATTTGAGCATACGCTGGTGGAAGCACTGGAGGAAGAAAATTGTTTCCGTGGGCTTGCCACGGTAATCCAGACCTCCAGCGGCGACAGGAAAATCCCCGTGGTGGCGTCCAAAGGCGAGGCGGCATGGATTGACGAGGAAGGGGCATACCCGGAATCGGATGATTCCTTCGGGCAGGTATCCATCGGCGCTTTCAAGGTGGCGACCATGATCAAGGTATCGGATGAACTGTTAAATGACAACGTATTTAACTTAGAGGCTTACATCTCCAAGGAGTTCGGGCGCAGGATCGGCACCAAGGAGGAGGAAGCCTTTTTCATTGGGGACGGCAAGGGCAAGCCTACAGGTATTTTAAATGCCGCGGGCGGCGCTTCCGATGGCGTGACCACGGCAACCGCCAACATCACCTTTGATGACGTGATGGACCTTTTCTATTCCCTGAAAGCGCCTTACCGCAAAAAGGCAGTGTGGTTATTAAATGACACCACCGTGAAAGCCCTGCGGAAACTGAAAGATAACAACGGGAATTATATCTGGCAGCCTTCCGTGCAGGCAGGGGTGCCGGACATGATTTTAAACCGCCCTTACCACACTTCCTCCTATGTGCCGGAAATGGCGGCGGGCAGCAAGGTGATGGCGTTCGGCGACTTTTCCTATTACTGGATTGCCGACAGGCAGGGCAGAAGTTTCAAGCGTTTGAATGAGTTATTTGCGGCAACCGGGCAGGTGGGATTCCTTGCTTCGCAGCGTGTGGACGGCAAGCTGATTCTTTCGGAAGCAGTAAAAACCATGAAGGTGAAGGCTTCCGCATCAGCGGCATCATAAGAGGGGAGGCGGCATGGATGGCAGTCCTGACATTGGAAGAGACAAAACAGTATCTCCGGGTGGACAGCAGTGATGAAGATACCTTTATTTCGGGATTAATTGAGACCGGGGAAAATCTGTGTGCGGATGTGGCGCGGATGGAATTATCAGAACTGGAAGCGCATCTTCCGATGGTGCGGATTGCCGTCCTCTATGCCGCCGCCTATCTTTACGAACACCGGGAGCAGGCAGACCACGGGGAATTAGTGCAGACGCTGCGCTCCCTTTTATTCGGCATACGGAAAGAGGTGTTCTGATGGCGCTTGGGGAATGGAAGGACAAGATCATCATTCAGAAAAGCGTGGCGGGCAATGATAAGGCAGGAAACCACATTTTATCGTGGGTGGATTATTACGCCTGCCACGCCTATGTGAATAACCTTTCCGGGAAGGAGTATTGGGAGGCGGCACAGCTTAATGCGGAGAAAGAAGTGTTTTTCCTTATCCGCTATTGCAGTGAAGCCGCCGCCATTGACACGGAGCATTTCCGTATTATCTTCCGGGAGCAGATTTATAACATCACGTTCATTGACAACGTGAAATACCAGAATAGAACCATAAAGCTGCGGGCAGCTTTGGAAAAGAGGTAATGATGTCTGAAAAGAAAGTATCCATCGAGCAGATGGCGGAGGCGGTCATGGACGGCCTGATTGAATACGCTGGGCTTGCCACGGACGTGATGAAGGACTGCGTCACCAAAGCCGGGAACACGGTGAAATCGGAAGTGAAAGCCAACGCCCCAGTTCGGACGGGGCAGTATAAAAAAGGATGGGCGGTAAAGAAGCAGAAGGAGACCGCCAATTCGCTGGAGCTGGTGGTGCATAACAAAAAGCGGTATCAGCTCACCCATTTACTGGAGAAAGGCCATGCCAAGCGTGGCGGCGGGAGGGTGCGGGCATTCCCCCATATCGCCCCTGCGGAACAGGCGGGCATCCGGGAACTGGAGGAAGGGATAAAAAGGGGGCTGGAAGGATGAGCCATGAAGATGTGATAAAAATGATGGTCGAGATGGGATTGCCTTTCGCTTATGACCATTTCGTGGAGGGCGAATCGCCGGAGCCGCCATTCCTTGTATTTTTATATCCCAAAGCCGACAATTTCGCAGCGGACGGGATCGCATATTTCAAAATCAACCAGCTTGACATTGAACTGTACACCGACCTGAAAAACCCCGACTTAGAGGAAACCATAGAGGCGGTTCTGCTGAAACATGGAATCTTTTATGGGAAATCGGAAACATGGATTGAGTCGGAAAAACTGTATGAAGTCTTGTATGAAATGGAGGTCTGAAATGAAGAACAACAATAAAGTGAAATTCAATATCTGCAACTGCCATTATGCTTTGCAGAAAACACAGGAGAACGGGGAGATCGGGTTTGAAAATCCCGTGGCAATGCCCGGTGCGGTCTCCATTGCCCTGGACCCCAACGGGGAGCCGGAATCATTCTATGCGGACGGCATCGAGTATTACATCATAGCCAACAACATGGGCTATGACGGCGATCTGGAACTTGCCCTCATTCCTGAAAGTTTCCGCACAGATGTGCTGAAAGAGGAAGCGGATAATAATGAGGTGCTGGTGGAGAACGCCCATTCCGAGACGGCGGCTTTTGCACTGCTGTTCGAGTTTGACGGCGACATCCGTAAGATACGCCATGTACTGTATAACTGTTCCGCAAGCCGCCCCAAGATCGAGGGCAAGACCAATGAGGAGAGCCGGGAGGTGCAGACGGAAACGCTGACCATCAAGGCGCGCCCGCTGGCAAGCGGCTATGTGAAAGCCAAGACCGGGAATAAGACATCTGCGGAAACGTATGCGAACTGGTATAAATCCGTATATCTGCCGGAGCCAAAGGCAATGGACGCGGACACAGAAGGACAGGGATGAAGGAGGCTGAAAGGATATGAGCATAGTAAGGAAGATTGAGATTGACGGGCAGGATGTGCTGTTTAAGGCATCGGCGGCGATCCCGCGTATCTACAGGCTGAAATTTCAAAGGGATATCTATAAGGATTTGCGAATTCTGGAAAAGAGCATCGGTGAGGGGGATGAGGAAAATTCCAACCTCGATTTATTCTCTCTGGAGATGTTTGAGAATATCGCCTACACGATGGCAAAGCACGCCGACCCAAGTATACCTAATGAGGTGGACGAGTGGCTTGACGGATTTAACACCTTTTCAATATACCAAGTCCTGCCGCAGCTTATAGAGCTGTGGGGATTGAATGTAAAGACGGATGTGGAGGCTAAAAAAAACTTCGCCCAACTGAGCGGGAAATGACCACGCCGCTGTTCCTTTTACGGTGTGTGCAGCTAGGGCTTTCGATGGCTGACCTTGACCTGCTCTCCATCGGGCTTATCAATGATATGTACTGTGAGAGCCGCAATGATTCCTGCTCCTATGCAGTGCTTGGAACGCAACAGGATATGGATTTATTTTAATTGAAAAAACAGCCATTTTCTGCTATAATTTGGTAGCAGAAAATGGCTGTAAGTATGACTTACAAATCGGAATTTTGCTGGAGGAATAATAGAGTGATTTGTATGATAAGGCTTATATCTCTCGTGATATAAGAAATCAGTGTTTTATATGGACTGCTGTCATGTTAGCAGGAGCGTTATTATCCTGCTTTTTAACACCATATATGGCTATATTATTTGGTTCGTTTTATTTTTTAAAGAAGTCCACTTTGATAATCATAAAGCATTTGAAAAAAATTTATTAAAGTAAGTTTTCATTTATTTAGGAAGTAAAAGGCAGCGAAAACCGGTATTGGGGAGGAAAAGTCAATGAAAAGAACATGTTTCATACTGATATTTCCGATTATTGCTATTATTTTAGAAATTTTGCCTTGCGGAGCGGTATTAGTATTTGCACCATCGCCAACAGACAGAGTAAGGGAAACATTCTCGTATTTCAGTCTAACTCCGGTTGGGTATGCCAATTTTGCGCCATTTATAACTGCTTTACTTACTTGCGTCATTTTATTGCTTGCATTGGTTTCAATAAAGTTAGAAAAAATGCGTAAGGCCGTATTTTGGCTTTCGCTGGCAACGGCAATTATTTCGTTACTGCCTTTGGCTTTTGGAATGGACTATTATTCTGTAATAAGCGGTATGATTACAATAACGCTTGCTATTGAAAGCGTTTTAGCAAAAATCCTAATCAAATAAGGAAAAACAACAACTTCAAGTTTGTAGATAATTCGACAATTCGGAATTGATAATATATATCGTGATAAAGGTGAAAGCATGGTAGAAGAATACAAGAAAATTAAGCAAATATTAAAAGATGCCAAAATTGATTCAATTTCTGATTTATCTACTTTGCACGTAGATTCTCAGAATCGATTATTTGAAAGAGAATATCTTTGGGTTAAAGACATATCAAGTATTATTGAAAATCAATTCAATTATGTAAATAATTCATTACGTACATTAGAAGGCCAATATTTTTTGGCAGAAAATATGAATGATAAAAACAGTAATAGTCTTGCTAAATACGCTTGCATTTTCCCAAAAAGAACTATAATATCGTCAGGTGATTTATTTCTTGACATGTTAGGTACAGAAGAAGGAGAAGTTTGTTTAGACGAGCGAAATGCAGCAATAGATATAAACTTGCTGTACAAAATATTTTGGCTACATCCTCTACTAGAAAATGGTTTAGCATTTATATCACCACTTACCAGAACATATGATGTTGGCGGAAGTAGTATAAGTGAGGGGATTCTTGCAGGCGATGGACAAAAGAAAATAGCTCAATTAGATGATTGTGGAACATCTCAAGCAAATCTTGTTGATAATATTTGCGTGGGATTGCCATGGCTTTTAAATGCCCGAATTGAAGATTATGTAGAAATTGTATCGAAGTACGAAACAGAATTTGAAAACTATAACCATTACCTATCAAAAATTTCAAAAATAGCTACATCTGGCGAAGAATATACTCGACAGTTTGTATATGATTTCAAAGAATCTCAAACTGATATGGTTATAGCCCTACAAAAAAAACAGAGAGAGCTGAAAACAAAAGGAATCACAACAGCAATATCTATATGTTTAACAGCAATACCACTAATATTGCCTAATCTTAACAGCGTTATTGATCCTAAAATATTGTCATCGCTTTTAGGAGGTAGTTCAATTAAGGAACTAATTGGGTTATCTTCAAACATAAATGATATAACAAATTACGGGCGGGATAATCCTTTTTGGGTATTATGGAAATGGAGTAAAACTAAGTAGAGTAACTAGGTTATATCTTATTGTTGTCAAATGGGAATTACTGATTAACTATATAATGTGTGGTCAAAGATAACTTCAAAGTTTGTAGCTAATTCGATAACTCGCAATTGAACAAAATCGTTGTTTAGTATATGCGATTTTATCAATTAAAACATTTATACAAAGGGGAATATACATGAAAGAAACAGAAAAAATTGATGATGTAGAAGAAATATTAGGATATGAATGCATGACACCTAATTGCGGTGCAGTGAGTATGAAATTATTGGCTTATTGTCCATTGTGTGGAAAGAAAGATTGGAGAGCAATTGTTACTAGAAAAGCAATTGAGATAAAAGAAAACCCGAAGCCTGAAGATATTTTAGATGATTGGGGCTTAATAAAAGAAGAATATTTACCATTTGAAGCAGAAGCCAGTATAACGAAGCCTGGTGTAAAGAAAAGAGACTTTGAAATCAAATACTCAAGCAGTTCATTTCAAAAAGATAAAACAGGTGCAGTAGCAAGAATTAGAATGATTGACAAGGAAAACGATAAATACGTAGAAAAAGTAGTTTATACTGACACGGGAACAGTAATTAGGGATTGTGATGAAAAGCTATCAGAACACTGGGGACACGGTAATGCTAAAGATAGCAATAAGAAATGACTCCCTTTTTGGAATTGTGCACCTGTTAAAAACATGTTATACTTGTATTTACAAATTCACGTTTGTAGGGATGATATAACAGCGGATGAAAACTGAATAATTTCTTACATAGGCACTTGCCATAAACAGCAGGTGTCTTTTTTTACGCATTTTTTCAGGGAGCCTTTTGGCTTCCTTTTTTCGTGGGGAGGTGCTTTGGGTGGGAGCGTCAAGGATACAGGGCATTACGGTGGAGATCGGCGGCGACACCACAAAGCTGACAGCCGCGCTGAAAGGGGTAAACGGGGAGATACGCACCACGCAGTCACAGCTCCGGGACGTGGAGCGGCTCTTAAAACTGGACCCCGGCAACACGGAACTGCTGGCACAGAAGCACCGCCTCCTTGCGGATGCGGTGCGGGAGACGAAGGAAAAGCTGGAAACCCTGAAAACCGCTGCACAGCAGGCAAACGAGGCGCTGGCAAAAGGGGAGATCACCCAGGAGCAGTACGATGGCCTGCAGCGGGAGATCATCGAGACCGAGGAAAGGCTGAAAAGCCTCGAAGAGCAGGCCAACCAGTCGGCGGTGGCGGTGCAGAAGATCGCCGCCGTGGGAGAGGACTTAAAGAACTTGGGGGATAAGATTTCCGGGGTGGGGACTACCCTCACCAAGACCGTGACCACTCCCATTGTGGGGCTTGGCACGGTGGCGGTAAAGACGGCGGCAGACTTCGATACCGCCATGAGCCAGGTCGGGGCGGTTTCCGGGGCAACCGGGAGCGAGCTGGAAGCCCTGCGGGATAAAGCCCGTGAGATGGGGAGCAAGACCAAGTTCTCCGCTTCGGAGGCAGCCGAGGCCATGAACTACATGGCGATGGCCGGATGGAAGACTTCTGATATGCTTTCCGGCATTGAGGGCATCATGAACCTTGCCGCCGCTTCCGGGGAGGATTTGGCAAGCACCTCTGACATCGTGACAGATGCCCTGACTGCTTTCGGATTAACAGCAGCCGATTCCGGGCATTTTGCGGATATCCTTGCGGCGGCCAGTTCCAACGCGAACACCAATGTCTCCATGATGGGCGAGACCTTCAAATACTGTGCGCCCATTGCCGGGGCTTTGGGATTCTCTGCGGAGGATACCGCAGAGGCAATCGGCTTGATGGGCAATGCGGGCATCAAGTCCACCCAGGCCGGTACCGCGCTCCGCACCATTATGAGCAACCTTTCCGGGGAAGTGAAGATTTGCGGGAGCAGTATCGGGGAAGTGACCATTGCCACGACCAATGCAGACGGCAGCATGAGGGATTTGAGCGATATCCTCGCAGACTGCAGGACGGCTTTCGGCGGGCTGTCCGAATCGGAGAAGGCAGCGGCGGCAGAGGCACTTGTGGGCAAGAATGCCATGTCAGGATTCCTTGCGCTGATGAACGCCGCCCCTGCGGATATCGAAAAGGTGAGCAGCGCCATAGCCAACTGTGACGGGAAGTCTGCGGAGATGGCGGCAACCATGCAAGATAACCTTGCCGGGCAGCTTACCATTTTGAAGAGCCAGTTGGAGGAACTTGCCATTTCCTTTGGCGAGATACTCATGCCCGCCATCCGCCAGATCGTCACATGGGTGCAGGGCTTCGTGGATAAGCTGAACGGCATGGACGAGGGGACGAAGAACACCATCGTCACCATCGGCCTGCTTGCGGCGGCAATCGGCCCCGTGCTTATCGTGATCGGAAAAGTGGTCTCTGCGGTGGGCAGCATCATGACCTTCATCCCCACGCTGATCGGCGGCATTTCCAGTATCGGCGGAGGCTTAAGTGCGCTGTGGGGAATCCTTGCGGCGAACCCGGTCACGCTGGTCATTGCGGCAATCGCGGCTCTGATAGCGATTTTTGTGGCGCTGTGGAATAACTGCGAGGGCTTCCGGGAGTTCTGGATCAACCTTTGGAATGTCATAAAAGAAGCCGCCATAGCCGTGTGGAATGGATTAAAAGACTTTTTCTCCAACATCTGGAATGCCATCACCGGGGCGGCGCAGGCCATCTGGAATGGATTGAAGGACTTTTTCAGCGGGCTGTGGGAGGGCATCAAGAATATTTTCCAGACTGTCCTTGATGTGATAAAGACGCTCATCGTGGCGCGGTTCGAGTTTTACAAGACCATCATCACCACGGTTTTGAATGTAATACAGACGGTGGTCTCCACGGTTTGGAATGCGATTAAATCCGTGATTGAAACTGTCACAAACGCCATCGGCTCTTTCCTTTCCTCCGCATGGGAGGCAATCAGGAATACCGTCACCACGGTAATGGAGGCGATCCGCAATGTAATCACATCTGTTTGGGAAGCCATCAAGTCAGCGGTGACGGCAGTGCTTTCCGCCATTAAGGATGTGGTGGTTTCCGCTTGGGAGGCGATAAAGAACGCCATTTCCACGGCAATGGAGGCGATACGTTCTGCGGTCATTGCCGCATGGGAAGCGATAAAGAGCGCGGTTTCTTCTGCGATTGAAGCAATCAAAAATGTGGCTGTGGCCGCATGGGAGGCGATAAAGTCTGCGGTCATTTCCATTATGGAGGCGATCAAGTCCGCCATTACCGCAGCGTGGGAAGCCATCAAATCCGCAGTCAGTTCCGTGGTCAATGCGATAAAAGAGGTCATCACCAGTGTGTGGAATGCCATCAAGTCCACAGTCACCAGTATCGTGGGCGGCATTAAGGACGCGGTGGTAAATGTGTTTAACAGCCTGCTCTCAGGAATCAAAAATGCCATGAGCGGAATTGCCGGGGCGGTCAAGAGCGGATTCGATGCGGCTATTAATTTCATCAAGAGCCTGCCCTCACAGGCATTGCAGTGGGGCAAGGATATCATCGGCGGCCTGATAGACGGCATCAAGGCGAAGATCAGCCACCTTGTGGACAGCGTGAAGGATGTGGCGGGGACGATTGCGTCCTTCCTCCATTTTTCCGAGCCGGACGAGGGGCCGCTTTCCAACTTCCACACCTTTATGCCGGATATGATTGATTTACTCGGAAAAGGAATCAAAGGAAACCTCGGAAAGCTGACCGGCCCCATGAAGGAACTGGCCGGAATGCTCATCCCAGAGGCGGGAGCAATGGAGAGCATCTCATCCGCCGGAACTGGCGGGAACGGAAATGCTTCACTGGCGGCAAGGCTGGATGCCATGTATGAAGTGGTGACAAAGTATCTGCCGAGGCTGGCAGACGCACAGGTGGTATTGGATTCCGGCGCACTTGTCGGGGAATTATCTGACGGGCTGAACCGGGAGCTGGGAAAGGCGTATTCATGATAAGGAAATTCAGACTCATTAACGGGGAAGGGGTGTCATGGGATTTGAACGCCAGGGCATCCTTCCTCCATTCCATTGGCGGTTTCGGCTATAAGGACGGGACGCAGTATGAACAGATCGGCACGGACTTCATCCCTCTGGAGGAATTGTTTTCTCAGGGTGTGATGACCGGGCGCATCTTCTTTGGCGGCAGGAATGCCTATGTCAATTACAGGGCATTCTCCCGGTTCGTCCGGGCGGTGCCGCTGATCCTCGTGTATGAGATGGAGGAGGCATTCCGCGTCCCGGTGCGGATGACGGAGATCGCAAAGAGCGAACTAATTACTGGCGGCGCAGGCTTGGACTGCGAGGTGGCTTTTACTGCAACCGGGCTGTTTTATAAGAATGTTTCCGGCTACAGTGGGACGCTATCCATCGGCGGGAAAATCTACCCTTACGAATACACCTATGCCTATGCGGATGTGACGCAGAACACCCTCATGATCGACAGCGACAGCCACGGGGACAGCCCGTGCAGGGTGACGGTATACGGCCCATGTGTAAACCCGGTATGGAAGCACTATGTGAATAATGTCCTATACGAAACGGGAAAGTACGAGGGCAGTATCCCGGATGGGCATAAGCTGGTCATCGACACCACGCAGATTCCCTACAGCATCACGGAGCGGGGCATCAGTAACGAGGTGGTGGCAGACCGCTACCAGATGTGTGACTTCACCACGGAGCGGTTCTTCCACCTGCAGTACGGCAGCAACCGCATTTCCGTGGTGCATGAGGGGCTGAACATCTTAAATGTGATGGTGGAAGGGAGGATCAGCTATGAGACCGTATAACGTGGAAATCTTCACGCCGGACTTTGAGATGGTGGGAAATACAAATGTGAATGAGATTGCCTACAAGGAAGATTACCTGTCCTCGGATGGCAATACCGTGACGGTGCTTGCCCTTCCCGGCGTGAAAAAGCAGGATTACATCCGCATCAGCAGAGGGGATGAAGAGTATGCCGGGATTGTGACAGAAATCGGCTATGGCACGGATAAATCCAAAAAGCTACAGACCATTTCTTATAAACCGCTCATGGAGCTGCTGAATACGGATGTGCTTTTCGATGTGGATTTGCAGGGGCAGGGGAGCATGGAGCAGTTTATCTGTGACAGGATAAAAGAAATGTTCACCACCAATGAGGATGGGATGCAGAACATCAAAGGGCTTTCGGTCAGCGCGGTTACCGCCACAAAGGATTGGAGCCTGCATATCACGCCATCCGACAAGGGCGGGCATTACAACATCGTGAATCTCATTGATTCCGTGATCATCCCTGCAATGGAGAAATACAGCATCTTGGTAAAGACAAAGCTGGATATCCAGAACCGGGAAGTGCAGATCATTGTGGGGAGGGCGGCGGCAGGCATTATCACCATAGAGAGTGATTTGCCGAATATCATCAAAAAGAGCGTCACCATCAAGCAGGTCAGCGCGGATGTGAATAAACTGGTGATCTATGATGCGGAGAATTACTCCAATACCCGGATTTATTATCTCCACCCAGATTTGGGATATGACACGAAAGACCGTGACCGCATTACCCCGGTGGTATGTGAGATGCAGGCAGTTTCCCATGAGGAGGGGAGCAGCTTTGAAAGTGCCGCCATCAGCGCCGCCCATAACAAGTTTGCCAACCTGTCCTATTCAAATTTAATCGAACTTACCATGATGAACGGTGACGCATTGGTAAAGCCGGAGGAACTGGAATTCGGGCAGGTGGCGGACATCATATCGGATGGGCAGAGTTACCGAAGCATCCTCACCGGGAGGGAGCGGGGGAAGAACACAAAGCTGGTGTTCGGCACGGTGCGGCTGGACTTGACTAAGATTTTAAGGAGGAAATGACATGGCGGGAAGTGTCGTATTAAAGACATTCAGGGGCGGCAATGTGACCCCTCAGAATGATGCAATCATCTACCAGACGGTGATACCCGGAGCAGGGATATTCAAAGGGTGCGAGGTTACCTGCGCAAGGGGGAACATCCTGCATATCTCCCAGGGATTCGGCATGATAAAAGGGCGGTTCTTTGAGATGTATGAGAATGAGGTTTCCGTGCAGCTTGCGGAGACCGGGCAGACGCTTGACGGACGGCTGTATGTCCACATGGACCTGTCGAATGCCGATGAGCCCATCAAGGTCATTGCGGAAACGGGGGAAACGCTCCCTGCCCTGATGATGGATGCAAATGTGAATTATAACAACAGCACCTATGACATGGAACTTGCGGCTTTCAGGGTGGATGCAGGCGGGGTGCTTGACCTTACCCAGACATTTCCAACGGTACAGGCAGGCGGGGGCTCTGGAGGCGGTGGCGGGACCGGCATACAGAGGGATACGATGTATGCCCTTGGGGATATCGTGTACACGGGGAACGCACCCGGCTGGTGTTCCCTCGTCTGTACACAGGAAGGAACCACGGCTTTGGCAGAGCCTGTCGGATATACGCAGGTAAAGAAGGCGGGCGATAAGGTCCTGGACGGTTCCTGTGTATTTACCGCACGGAGCATCTTCGGGGAACTGGATGCGGCGGCGGGGGATCTGACAAAGACGGCAGCAGACCTTGGGCAGCTCAGGGATGAATTCGAACAGTCAAAGAGCGACACGGCGGATCTGGTGTTCAAGCTGATGAGCCTGGAGGAATATGCCGCATTGGAGGATTACGACTCCGCCACCATGTATTACTGTTATGCGGAAGGGAACCCTGCGCAGATCAGGGCTGTCTACTTTGGCGGGAATGTCATCTTTGCGGCAGGGGTCACGGTCAGCTACCACGTCGATACTAATACGGTGGTAAAGCAGACGGCATCCCTGTCGGATGACCTGGTGGCGGATGCTCCCCCGGCAGTCCTTGACGGATACACCTTTGTGGGGTGGCGCGGGGACAATGTGCCGGGCAAAGCTGTCCTTACAAAGAAGATACTTGACTCCGAGGAGGCAGTCGATCTCTATGCCGTGTTCAAAAGGCCGATCACCATCGGGATGCTTGACAACGGTGCTGCCCTCATTGACGGCAGGGAAACAGAAGAATTTGACGATACGCTCTATTACAACAACGGCAATGCCGAGAGCGAGGGTATCACCATTCCCGAATGTCCGTATGAATGGGAGGGAAAAACTTTCTGCGGATGGAATACGGACTCCTATTCTGATCCCACATACATTCCCGGACAGAAAGGGACCTTCAGCGGTGACAGCTACCTTTTTCCGATGTTCGTGGATACGGTCTATGATTTCCCTTATACGGGAAGTTATGTGCCGTTCACGATCCCCGCAGACGGGATTTATGAGTTTGAGTTATATGGGGCGGCAGGCGGTAACGTGAGTGCGACCGTAAATAGTGAGCAGCTTACTGCCAAGGGCGGCAGGGGAGGCCATGTAAAAGCCTACAAAAAGATGAAGAGGGGAGACCTTATCTACATCTATAACGGCGGCAGGGGAAATGGTTCATCGGGGGGAGCGAATGGGGGAGGAGGTGGTTATTCATATTACAGTTCCGGTTCCACAAGGCATTATGGCGCAGGCGGAGGCGGAGCTACCCATGTGGCCCTCTGCCCGAACGCGCTGGGGTATTCGCAGACAGGGGCCAATGCAGACAGGTCCCTTAACTATGCAAACAGGAAGAACATCCTGCTCGTTGCAGGGGGAGGAGGCGGTGGGGGCATTTCTGGTTCAGCTTATTCGGGGAACGCCAATCCCACCCAAAACTATACCATTGGCGCACATGACGGCGGTGACGGCGGAGGCGACAGGGGCGGGGACGGTGCGAGCGGTGTGCTGGGCGGCAGGCAGGTCTCCACGGGTTCCTCAGAAGATACCAATTTTGGTAAAGGCGCAAGCTATAACAGTTCATATTCGACTTATTCCGGCGGCGGGGGAGGCTGGTTTGGGGGAAATTACGGCCTGGATGGAAACTCCGGGGCAGGCGGCTCCGGGTATGTGGGCGGCATGCCGTCCTTTACACTGGATAAGGTCTACTACCGGGCAGTCAGCGAAGCAGGCAAAAATGAAGGGAACGGATATTCCTATATCCGCTATGTAAAGTGTATCTGACAAACGGTGAACAGGGAGCAGTCAGGGCGGCTGTTCCTTTTTCATGCATAAAAACAAGGAGGAACTGGAATGAAAAATTTTATTGAAGCGGCGCAGTATGCGTTCGCGGCGCTCGGCGGTGCGTTGGGCGCGGTCATGGGAGGCTTTGACGGCTTCCTTTATGCACTGGTGGTATTCGTGGTGGTGGACTACATCACCGGGCTGATGGCGGCTGCGGTGGAGAAGAAGCTCTCCAGCGAGGTGGGCTTTAAGGGCATTTTTAAGAAGGTCATTATTTTCAGCCTTGTGGCGGTGGGGCATATCGTGGATACCCACATCATCGGGGAGGGGAGCGTCCTGCGGACGGCGGTCATCTTCTTTTACCTCTCCAATGAGGGCATCTCTATTCTGGAGAATGCCGCCCGGACGGGGCTGCCCATTCCAGGGAAGCTGAAAGCCGTGCTGGAGCAGTTACGGGAGGAAAAAGGGAAATAATGAGTTTTTCGGTTTAAGGCATCGGTGTAAAGACTGGTGCCTTTTTTCGTGCGCAGAAAGAGAGGGAAATGGAATGAACCTAAAAAAGAATTACCTTACGGAGTCCGGCTGTTATAAAGCAGGAAAACACATCACCGTGAAAGGTCTTATGCTCCACTCGGTGGGATGCCCGCAGCCAAAGGCGGATGTGTTTATGAAGAACTGGAACAGGGCAGATGCGAACGCCTGTGTCCATGCCATTGTAGAGCCGGATGGGGATGTGTACCAGTTGCTCCCGTGGGAACACCGGGGCTGGCATTGCGGGGGCGGCGCGAACAATACCCATATCGGTGTGGAAATGACGGAGCCTGCCACCATCAGATATGCGGGCGGCGCGTCATGGGCGGAAACCGGGGATGGGGAGAACACGAAAGCCCATGTACTTGCCACCTACAGATATGCAGTGGAATTGTTTGCACATCTCTGTCAGCAGTTCGGTTTAGACCCTATGGCGGATGGTGTGGTGATTTCCCATTCGGAAGGGTGCAGGCGTGGCATTGCCAGCAACCACGGGGACGTGGAGCATTTATGGTCTAAGTTCGGCCTGACCATGCAGCAGTTCCGAAAAGACATCAGGGCGGCGATGGAGGGAAGCACAGCAGAGGGTTCCCTTACCGCCATTATGGGAAAAGCGGTGGCAACGGCAGATCAGATGAAATCCTATCTGAAAAAGAAGAATCCATCCGTGGCACAGTGCGTATTGGATATGATCCCGCTCTACCTTTCGGAAGGGGAGGCGGAGGGCGTGAGGGGCGATATCGCCTTTGCACAGTCCTGTCTGGAAACCGGGAACTTCACTTTCTCCGGCTCGGCGGTCACACTTTCGCAGAACAATTTCTGCGGGCTTGGGGTGACGCAGAGGGGCAAAACGGGGCTGTCCTTTGAATCGCCGCAGCTTGGCATCCGTGCGCAGATTCAGCACCTCAAAGCCTACGCCTCCACGGATAAGCTGAGGAATGAAAAGATTGATCCCCGATTCCGCTATGTCACAAGGGGCTGTGCGCCTTACGTGGAGTGGCTTGGGCAGAAAGAGAACCCGCAGGGGAAAGGCTGGGCGGCAGGGGCGAAGTACGGGGAGAAGATTCTTTCTATCTTAAAAACCGTGATGGATGAGGGAAAAGTGCAGTTCATGGAGAGCCTTACCTTTTCCGCGCCTTACATGGTGCGCGTATCCATTCCCGATCTGAATATCCGCCGCGGCCCCGGAACGTCATACCCAAAGACAGGCAAGTTCACGGGCGTGGGCATTTTCACTGTGGTCGAGGAATCGGACGGCTGGGGGCTGCTCAAAGCCTATGCGGAAAAGCGGGACGGGTGGATTTCGCTGGCGTTCACCACACGGATTTAAAGGAAAATATGCAGCCGGACGGGGCAGACCTGTCCGGCAGTATTTTTTTACACAAAGCGAATCCACGGGGAAATAAAAGAGCTGCGGGACCCTTGTTTTACTTGACTAATACGGCGTTCAGAGTGATTTATAGACTACCAAAAAAGAAAGGAGTTACCTATGATTATGGCGGATAAAGAGAAAAAGACATTTAAGGCAGCGATATATTGCAGGGTGGGGCGCATTGAGGATTTGGAGCCCCATGAGAGGGAAAAGGCGCTTGTATGGAAAGGAGGGAAAGCCTGTGCGGATAAAAATAATCAAGGCAGGAGAGACACATCCCGCCGATAGATTGAAGGTATGCGCCTATGCGCGGGTGTCCACGGACAGCCCGGAGCAGGAAGGCTCGCTGGAGAACCAGGAGCAGCACTACCGGGAGATGATAACCGCAAACCCCATGTACGAATTTGCGGGCATCTATTCCGACCAGGGCATCTCCGGCTACAAGGAAGCCCGCCCCGGATTCCAGAAAATGATGGAGGACGCAAGGGCAGGAAAGATTGACCTTATCATAACAAAATCCATATCGAGGTTTGCGAGGAATACCGTCACCGTCCTGAAATCGGCAAGGGAGCTGAAAGGGATGGGTGTCGGTATTTTTTTCGAATTGCAGAACATCAACACCCTCTCCGGCGAGGGGGAGCTGATGCTGACCATCCTTTCCGCCTTTGCACAGGCGGAGAGCGAAGGGGCGAGCGAGAACGCGAAGCTGACCAACCTGCGGAAGTTCAGGCAGGGCATCCCTGCGGTGAGGGTGGGGAAATGCTATGGATTTTCGCAGGATGCCAATGGGGAGATCGTGCTGGACGCAGAGCAGGCTTTCGTGGTAAGGAAGATGTATGAGATGGCGGCACAGGGCATATGGGTAAGCCGGATAACGGAATACCTCTTCAAGCGCGGCTATAAGACGGCCGCAGGGAATTACTGGTCGGAATGCGCGGTATTCCGCATCCTGCACAGCGAGATATACAAGGGTGCGGTCATGATGCAGAAAACCTACCTTGACGCTGACCGTGTGCGGCATAAGAACACGGGGCAGAGGGACCGGTGGTATGTGGCAGACCACCACCCGGCAATCGTCAGTGAGGAATTATGGGATAAGGTGCAGGAGGTGCTTGCGGCGCGCTCCGCATATATGAAAGGCAAAAAGCCGGAGCGGGAACGGAACGGGGATTCCCATAACACCTACCCCTTAAGCGGGAAACTGTTCTGCCCCAAATGCGGGGCGCTGCTCCACCACAAATTTGCCAACCGGGGCAGGCAGGAATACTGGGTGTGCAGCACAAGGCTCAAAAGGCCGGAGGAAGGATGCCCCGGCATCTGGGTACCCGCCGAAGCCACGGAGGGCTGGCAGATAGAGGGCAAAGCGGTGGTGACCGAAAGCACGGACGAGTTCGGGGTGAAATCCTATTCCTTTATGGAAAAGGCGGCTTACGAGCGCCGGAAGGGATGCCCGTACAGACAGAATATTTCGAAGGGAGAGAATTAGAATGGCAAGGGACGTAACGCTTATACCCGCCAATCCGCATCCGGTGACGGCGCGGGGCGGCAGGGTGCAGGAGAGGGAGATTTTAAGGGTGGCGGCATACTGCCGGGTTTCCACCAACAATGAAGACCAGCTCCTTAGTTTTGACAATCAGGTGCAGTATTACACGGAGTATATAGCGAACAAGCCGAACTACACACTGGCGGGCATTTACGCAGATGAGGGCATTTCCGGCGTGAGTACCAACAAGCGCGAGCAGTTCAAGAAAATGATAAAGGACTGCGAGGACGGCAAGATAGACATGGTGGTCACAAAATCCATTTCCCGGTTTGCGAGGAATACGCAGGACTGCCTCCAGTATTCAAGGAAACTGAAAAACTTAGGCATAGGGATTTTCTTTGAAAAAGAGAACATCAATACCTTAGACGCGGCGGGCGAGCTGCTCTTTACCATCATGAGTTCACTGGCGCAGGAGGAGAGCCGCTCCATCTCGGAGAACTGCAGGTGGGGCATCCGCACCAAGTTCAAGCAGGGGGTGATGCACTTGAATGCGAACCACTTCCTCGGCTATGACAAGGACGGGAAAGGGAACCTCGTCATCAACGAGGCGCAGGCGGCTATCGTCCGCAGGGTGTTTGACGAGTTCATGAACGGGCTGAACCCGGAGGTCATTGCGGCGGAACTGAACAGCGAGGGCATTCCGGGGTGCATGGGCGAGCCGAAGTGGGCGGTCTCCACCATCATGCACATCCTCGAAAACGAGAAGTACAAAGGCGATGCCCTTTTGCAGAAATATTACACATCCGATTTCCTCAGTAAAAAATCGGTAAGGAACATGGGGCAGATCGAGCAGGTCTATGTGAAGGACAGCCACCCGCCCATCGTGGACAGGGAACTGTGGGAAGCGGTGCAGCTAGAGATAGAGCGCAGGCGGCTTTTCCGGGAAAAGCACAACTTGCAGAACATGGGGCGCTACACGGACGTGCAGCCCTTCACCTGCAGGGTAATATGTGGGAAATGCGGCGCGGTGTACTGGCGGCGGACGTGGACGCGGGGCAGCCGGAAAATCCGGGTGTGGCAGTGCGGGCAACGCTACAGGCAGAAAGGCGTGGCGGGCTGTAAGAACAGCAACCTTTTTGAAAAGGATTTAGAACAGGCATTCCTGACGGCATGGAACGGCATCGTGGAGAACCGCGAGAGCTTCCTGCCCGCATGGGAAAAGCAGATAAGGGAAGGGGACGCTTTGGAGAAATGGCGGGCGGGGCAGATGGTGCAGCTCACCGCAGAGCCGCCGCTTGAAACGATATGCCCGGAGATCGTGAACATGGTATTGGAGAGCGTGGAAGTCCACGATGGCGGGCTTTTGCATTTCCGTTTCCTTGACGGCACGGAGCTGGAGATTGAGACGGAAGAATAAAGGCAACAGAGATGTACATTTATTATAGAAAGAACCCCTTTTGTGTGGGGTGGGGTAAAGGGGGTAAGCAGAGGGGTAAAAGGGGTAGAGGGGTGGGGTAGAAAATTGCCGCATGGGGTAAAAGGGGTAAAAAACAGCGGGGGTGGGGTAAAAATCATGGGGTGGGGTAAAACGTCATGTAAAAGTTACCCCACCCTTTTAGTTTCTATTGTTCGTATCGAGGTGCGAACGAGGCGGGTGTCTTAGTTTCCGGCAGATACAGACACGGAAAGCCTACAAAGCCCGTAAACACGGCACTTTCGGCACTACATAGGTTCCAAAATTACATTATTTCCGTGTGCTTTTAGGGGCATTTTTACATTAGCGAGGGTGCGAACGGTTGTTCTGGGGTTCTTTTGCCTGATAGTATATACTCGTAGGCAAAAGTCGGTTATTATCATGGAAACTCGGATACTATCAGGCAAAGCTCTACCAATACAATCTCCGGACGGTTATTGAAGCGGAACGGTATGATGCTGTTGCCAATGCCGCGGCTGACGACCATGTCCGTGCTGT